CCATACGGGTAATAAAGATTTCTATGACTATATGGCGAATGTTGCTAGTCTCTGTACAGAGACTGAGCAATACGGTTATATAGGTCGCATTGCGCAAGTACCGGATTCTTTAAATAAGAACAGGGTAGTGGCAATGGTCGACTACTGGACCAATATCTTACTCTCTCCTTTAGAGGAAAAGATCAGATATCTGCTAAAGACCAACTTCTCCAAAACTGATTTCTTAAGAGATCATTTTGAAGGAGCTGAAAGAGTCCGAATGTCAACGGTTAAAAGTTGATCACTGGATCTTTCAAGTTGAACAGATCGTTTTCCAATCGATTTACAACAAATTGTTGTAGAAAAGATTATGGGGAAGAATCTGGGTCAACACTGGAGGGTAATTCTAACTAATAGAGGGTATTGGGTACCCAAATTAGAAAGATTTATCCATTATAGCGTAGGACAACCAATGGGATCTAAGTCATCTTTTGCAGTTGCTTCTGCAACACATCACATGTTACTCCACTATGCATACTCTCTCCTAGATAAGCAAGAGAAGGATAAGCTTCGTTTGAATGAAGCTTACTGTATAGTAGGGGACGATCTGGTGATCTTTCACGAAGGATTAACATCCATAGTAAAAGATTTATATAATGTACTTGGAGTAGACGTAAGTCTGCCCAAGTCCAAAATTCCAGTCGGACAGGACATCTTTACAGAGTTCTGTTCTAGAACATCCATCAATAACAAGGATGTAAGTCGTATCCCTCCTAACTTAATCAAAGATTCTGCAAAGAATTGGAGATCCTTTCCTTTACTTCTCAAAGAGATGGTTAGACGAGACGTGAGACCAAATATGTCACTTCTTCCTTCCTACCTCAAAAAGGTAGATAAAGAAGGTGTTAGTTACCTTGCGAGCCTGAAAGTAGTCTTAACTTTACCCATTTTGGGTACAGACCTTTCAGACCTGGCCAAAGATATCAACGAAGTTGTTAAAATCTATGACCCGGCTTTGATGCGGGAAGTAGTGTATACAAAACACGTACTTATGGCACTAGACAAGGTAGATATCGCAAATGATGCATTCAGTGAAAAGTTCTCTTTTGGAACTGATGAATGAACCGCCCTGAATTCAGTTAGGGATTTCATCCGTACGGATGATCCTAATATGAAGAAGTCCTTATCTTGGTGTATCTATAACCAAGAGGGTCCCCTTTACAGGTTAGCGACGGAGTCTATGTTTGAAGTACACCACTCTAAGTTTCATACGAAACTTAAAGAAAAGAAGATCCCCCACCCGGCCTCCCTGGCGAGTGCAACGTATGCCTATACTTGTAGTACAGGTATATTTAAAGGTCTTCCAAACCTCAAAGTGGAGCCCGGCATTCCTAAAGACATGATAGTAATGTCATGACTAAAGGAAATAGGTAAACAAGTAGCTGCTGTCCTCCCTAAGGAGGCGCAAACACTCGTTCCAACAGTAGGTAACCAGGGATCTGAATTTGTGAAAACTCAAATCCTCCACTACCTTGATATACATCGTTTCTTATGTAAACAAAGACGGGAGTTTGACCTGGACCCTTATCCTATTCAAAATGGTATCACTTTAAATTTAAATACCGAAATCAAACAAGATGGTCTAACCGACCTTATTGAAGATTGAGGAGATACCCCAACCCACAAAAGGATGGCTTACACCTACTTGATAGACACTGATCCATT